TATCGCTGCAATTAACTCAGGAGTTAAAACATCTGTTGATTTCATTAAATTTACTCCATAAAAAACCTCCTTTCAGGAGGTTTGTTTTTTTATAACCTTATATATGTTCGGAAAGGCGCACTATTCCAAGGCTCTCCATCAGAATCTTTGAAGCCAAAAGCATCTCCAATCTCATAAACAACCAAAATTTGCACGCCGGCGCATCTTGGAAGAATATCATAATTTTGGAAAATATCTAATTCCCATTGTTCTAACTCAAAATCAGTTATATAAACTTGATAGGACATTGTTTGATAGTCAAAAGCATAAACATGACCTCTGTCTTTAAAAAACTCAGCTAAAAAAGCATTTAATGTAACGATTGACCCATCCCAATTTCTGGCAAACATCCTAAGTCTTAATATTTCTCTATATTGGTCATCATTTAAATTGTAGGTTGTCGACCCTATAGTATAGACCCTTCCAAGCTTAAAGAGCATTCCCCAATAATTATCTAATGCTTGTGCGGAACACGTTCTAATATCAAAAATCTCTTCTTTTGCTTTCTCAACAGCTTGCCCAAAATACTTATCCCAAACTAAAGCGCGTTGTTTTATAAGTTCAGATAAATTAGTATGAGAATATTGTTTCTGAACAAGGGATAATGAAGTATCTAAATATGACATTATAGCGCCACCATAGTAATATTATTTAGTTCAAGAGTCCCTAATTGGTTTGTATTAATCGTGAAAAAATCAACCCAGTTTGTATTGTCTTGAGAAACCTTAATAGACGCTACGCTAATCTCTCTAAATTCTTGCATTACACTCCAAAATCTTGAAGCGGATATAGTCTCTCCTATTCTTAATCTGTCTTCGCTAAGAGAATCTAAAATAATCCCTTTTGCCCTATCGGATGAATCTGTCAAAGTAAGATTATTAGCACTAAAAGTAACTTGGACATAAAAAGGAACAAAAATAGGTCTATCAATTTGATATGAAATTGAATTAGCTACACTTGCGACAGTAGTGCTTCCGTTAGTTCCGCATCCAACACTTTTAGTTTCAGCAATCGCATCAGCAATTTGATTTCCAATCCCTCCATTTATACATAAATAAATAGAATGCGGAGTCAATGGTACGCCTTTAATAGTCATAGGATCATTTGTTGGATTTTCTAATCCTAAAACATCTAAAACTCCATCTAAAGCATAAACCCTATCTATGATAGACTGAAGGAATGATTTACCTCTTATCGCAAGCCATCCGTTTAAAATTCTTTTTACAAAATCATTACTGCTTTCAATAGAAGAACCCATTACTCCCGAATCAGTATTATTTACGGAATCCATACCATTTATAGGGGTTACAATTTGATTAATTGTATTGCTTGCAACATTAACAGCTCCGGGATTAACAGCCTGAACTTGGGCTACAGAAGAACCTCCTCCTATAATAAAGTCAGTTGTTAACTGAAATTCATCAGATCCATTTGAAAATAATGTCCCTGCTGGGATTTCAGTTCCATTTGTTCCGATAATCTGGATGTTTGCAATAGAATATACACTGGATTTTCTAAAATATCCCCATTGAGCTGCCGCGAAATCCAAGTCTTCATCCGTTGATGCGGTTCGGACATTATTCATATTTATAACCTGCAAAAAATCCTGCATCGCTGTTTCCAGAACAACGGTATCGTTCATTATTAATTGGCCGACAGGTGTTGAAGTATCTATATTTAATTCATTACCTAAAGCATTTCTATAAGCAGTCTCAAAATCACGTTTTATATTTTCCACATCTGTTGTTATGATTCCGTTTTTATCAATCGTAAAAAATGTCATAATTCAAAAACCCCATATATACTTGAAAGAGCAGCGGATAAGGTAGCAGTATTGTTTTCATAATTAAAATCTAATCTCTGAACCGAAAACACCTCTTCGGAATCTCTTAAAGCCTCTCTTATTCTTGTCAGTGTTATTTCTTTTGGCTCACTTTTGGCAAGGCTTTCATCAAACCAAGGTATTCCCTTTGACTGGTCGTAAAAATCTTCACCTTGAACAAGTCTTATGCGAGAAATAGCATCCTGTTTACAAGCATCTACATTATCAAGAAAAGATATATAACCTCCTTTTACAACGATTCCCTTTTCATTCATTTCTATTGTTCTCATAAAGACCTCGTTGTGCCTGATGTTGCTTTTATTGTCCCGATAACAGCGCCTACAGAGTTTATTACAGTATCGGTATCTCTAGCGACAGGTAATCCCCCTGCCCCCCCTAAATTAACCTGAGAAGCATTTATCGTCACTTCTTCCGTATTAATTATAACTTTCCCATCTTGAATATTTAGGTAAGTCGAGCCTTGAGATAAATTTATGCCAATGCCAATATTTGAAAAACAAAGAGGCAAGAAAAAACCATCCGACCACGAAAAAGAGCGGTTTGTCGGGGTTGGTAAAATTTCTTTGTTTTTCTTCCAAGCGCTTATATCTTTTCGACAAGCAATCAATAATCCAAAATCCCCCGGAGAAACGTTTATGATTATTTTACCGCCGCCACCCATCATTTGTGCCAATGGGACATTAGGAATAATATCATCATCCGTAATATCTAAAACTGTTCCATTTGTTAGCGTATTTTTACTAATCGGCGCCACATCAACAAACGTTCCATCAAAAGATTTTACTTGCGCCGGCATGGCCGTCATTATATTCGCATCAATATAATTCTTAAGAATCTGGTCAATGGCGGAATTTAAATCATTTAATATTGATAAATTAAAATTAGGAATCGCCATTATTGCTTAACCTCTACGAGTGGAACATATCCTGTTCCGTGCTTTACAGCATTGACCTTTGTCATCCACGCCTCTCCTCTTGTATCAAACACATGGGAAAGCGTCTGGATATAATATCTTTCCCCGTTCATTTCGGGGAATCTCAAAGAAGTAATTTTTATAGGGTCTTGTCCTCGAAGAGAAGGATTAATCCTTGAATCAAAGTCACATCCTAAAAATGTTGGGACAGGAGAGCCTATAACATCCCATGGATTAATACTTCTTTCTATTAAGTTTTCTCTTCCTTTTGTGCTGCCTACATAAATAAGCCTTACGCCATAAGTTCCGGTTGTAATATTTATTTTTTCCCCCGAAGCTTCATTTTTAATCTTTCTAAAATGTTCCTCGGGCAAAGCATTGCTTAAACTATAATCTGTAACAATAATATCATCTGTATCTATCCCATCATAAAATGCGACTTTATAATGGTCGCATATTTCTTTTACAATAGCTCTTACTGGCTTAGGACCCTTAAAGCTTTTGCTAATAGTATCGGTAAGCCTGTTTGCAATTCTAATCCCGCAAAGAAATGTTATTGAGAAATCCGCGCTTCTAAAATCAGGAACAGCATTATTGATTTGTCCATCATAAATTACGCCAAATCTATCGGAATAACCGGCTTCTACGATTATTTTATTAAAATATGAGTTCTCATCAATAAGCGTAGATCCGCTTGTTGCCAAATAATACATATCTCGCGCTAGAGCGCCTTTTATAGTAATTGTCGCATTGCTTGAGCCAACATCAGCAGATTCCTGAGTATTACCAATAATATGAAAGGTTTCATCAAAACTTACAAATTGAGATTTCCCATTTTTTTTAGCAATTTCAACCGTTACTCTTAATTTTCTTTGAGGAATCATATTTTGATTCCCTCATCATCATAAACAATAATAAATCTACTTCCTAATTCATTCCAAAAAGGAGCTTCTTTATTTAATAAATCCTCAAATCCAAGGCTTCCCTTGATAAGAGGTAAGCAATCTAAAAAATTAACAAATGGCGTACAGGCTATTCCCCCTCTTTTTCCGAAATCTGCTGCGTCTATTTCAGCCCATAACAATCCGTTTAGAGTTGTTCTTAACGTTAATTCGACGTTAACAACGGGTCCATCTTTTTGCGGAAGAGCCAAATCTACTTTTTGATTAGGCGTTTGAGAGGGATGAAAATAATATTTTGTCATTTATATCTCTCCTAGATTGCTAAAGAAGATTTTGCCTGTCCTGTTGCTTGGGTTGAAGAGGCAGAAGCATTTTTTGAATTTGAATAAGATCTTGCCTTCTCTAAAATCTCCTGCCATTCCATTTCAACATGAAAAAGAGAGAAATTATTTGCATTTTCAATAATTTTGTATGATTTAAGCGTAAAGTTTCTTAAAACACCACTATTTCTAGTGTAAATATCGTATCCTGTGAGCGAATTTTGATTTGTCTGGTCTTTTGTTTGGCGCTTCCCCGTTCGCATTATTTCTAGGACATTTCTGACATTCTCTATATATTCATTTTTATTCATAAAAGACAATAATTGGAGTGTGGCAGAAGAAGAGCGCTCTATAATTCCTATAAGGTTCACTGTTCTCGGGTCAATGTATTTACCATCTGTTTGTCTATAGCCTTCTTCAATCGGAATTGATATAACTTGAGAATCTGCGGTTACCTCGCTTGAAATAATTGTATCGAATATCAATTCATCATCGACATTAAATAATTTTGAACCCAATGCAGCATTAACATTGAATAAAATTTGAGAAGATGATTGCGTTTTATGCTTTACTATTCTATATACTTTAAAACCTTTGAAAGAGCCTAGAACTGTTCCAAGGCCTAAAAGTATCTTTGTTTGAACCATTTTATTACCTAGCAATCGCGCTTTGTTGATTTAGAGGTATTAATTTTATAAGCGTTCCGGTGTTATTAGCTGTGCTTCTTCCAACACTATCATCCATTGAACCCGCGACATGATAGGTCACATTTATTTCTTGATGAACGCCTTTGTCAATTTTAGTCATATTTTCAGAATCATATATATTACGATTCATCGCAAATGGGCTTTTATCAAGAAATCTAGGATTTTTTGATGGTAAAAATAAATTTGTTATACCTTCTCCTGTAAACTTTGCCGCCTCATAAATCGCTTTAAACGGAGCAACTAAAGCCTCCATGATAACAAAAGAATACTTTGAAATAAGTTTAAATGTTTCTGCTAATTCATTCAAAATCGGAGAAAACTTTGAGGCAGACTCTTTAAAGGAAAATATTAATTCCTGCCAAGCCGATTGAAAATCCTCAACATCTTTCTGAACCGCTTTATCAAGTTTTGCCTGTCTTTCCGCAAATTCTTTCCTTGCTTTATATTCTTCAGAAGATGCGCGTAATAATCTTATTCCTTCAGCCGTATTCATGCCAACCATACTAGCCATTTTTTCAAGCTGTATATCATCTAAGCTTTTGGCTTTTTCTCTCATTGCCTGAATAACATCATCAAACCCCGCATTTCTACCTAATCCAAGGCCAAACATACGATTCATATCAAAAACAGCGCCGGAAGATGTCATGCGCATATCTCCGATGCCTCTCATAACATTCCCGAATATTTCTCTTGAAGATTCAGACGTTCCGCCAAACCCAGCCATTAAACCTGTAAATCTTGAGACATCCCTTGGATTAGCCCCCCAAACACGAGCTAAGCCAACAGTTCCGGCTGCATAACTATAAGACGATCTCATCATCATAGCTATGGTAGCCAGAGAGCCTCCTATCCCAAAGGCCTTTAAAAGCCCCTTAGAAGCACTTAGAAAGCCCTTGGAAGCATCTTTAAACTCTTTTGGGGTTTCTAGCTGTAATCCCTTCCCATCGATTGTTTTCTTCTTAAAACCCGATGTTAGCTTATCAAGCTCTTTTTTATCTATTCGGAATTTCAAAAACACATCAGCTTCAGCCATTCTTTTTTCTCTTTTCTTTATTGAAAACAACCCAATCGTTCTGGATTCTTACATATTTCACAACATTTAAGATGTATAAATCCCTGATATTTATTTTGCTTATATTTAAAACGCTTTCATTGTCATTCAAAATAAAACCTAAATCATCAGGAATACCAAATTTATTATAACTAACAAAAGAAGTGGCTAGCTTAGAAACCTCTGGGATTTCGGCTAGCCTCCGGTAAAAACCATTTGATGATTTACAATCTCTTCCAAAAGATTATTCACCGCCAAAGGACTTCTTATCATGGCAAATACGTTCTTGTTATCCATCGGTATAGACTCTCCCTCTTCGGGTATGAATACGGCTAAGCCTATTAAATCGGTAAGATATTTCATAGGATCGAATTTTTCTTCAGAAGATGCTTTCGAAAAGAACAAAAATCCTTTTTCACAGGAAAACAGACCTATTCTAAATCTTAAAGTCCTTCCCATATCATTGATTTCGACTTCCTTAAATTCGCTTTCCAGCATTTAAGCCTCCTATAATGGTAAAACAACTTGTGTCGGGAAATTAATTGTATAAGTTTTCGCCTGTTGTCCATCATCTAAGGTGGCAGAATCACCACTTTGTATATTGGTGAATCTTCCCCCGGTATAAACTCTAGAGCATCCTGTCAGATTGTTTATCGCAGTTAAAGTAACCGAATGACCAACTAGCTCTTTACCAAATACCGGGATAAATGCATTCAAAGACAAATCCAAAATGTTTCTTGAATTACTGTTTGGCATTAAATGAAAGGTAAACGGATAGAGCGTAGGTTTGGCATTAAAAGCAACCAGCCCATCTGCTCCTATTGTGCTTGTGGCTATCTCTACATCCGGAAATTCTACTCCTTCAGGAGCAAAACCTTCTAGTTTCAAATATGGAATGACCGGAAGCACAGAGAGCGTAAAATCAAGCTGTTTAAATGATTTTTCATTTGAACTTATGGAAACCATTGTTTTAATCCTTTCTTATTGGAAAATTCTGTTGGTGATTTGGACTTTATTAACAACTCCGCCGGCCAGATAACATACTAAAATACGAACCCTTCGGTTTTGAATATCCGTAGTCGTAAGAGGCTGAATCTTGAAGAAATACCCGTTATTGGCTACAACATCGGCCGCATCTGGATTATTAGTAGCCTGAGCAATAGCTGCACGGTCAGCGTCGGAAAGCACCCCATTATAAGCAATCGCCCCATTTTCTTGGAAGCGCTTAAATACCGGATCAATCAAAGAAGAAACAAACCCCGAAGCATCTTTACCTTGTAATTTCATTTTATTCAAAGATGCAAAACCATTCATAATCACCGTTTGAAGATTTCTCTGTAATCCGCTTTCGTTTAGCTGAATGTCTTCCGTGATAAACGCTCCGTTTTGCAGTCCCATCCCGTAAAATACGCTAATCTGGTCTCCAAATCCTACGGAATAAACATAGTTAATATTAAGGCCATCAAGTTGTTTTGCCAGAGCCATATTTGTTTGCCCAGCCTGATAATCAACAGCGGTATCAAGTCTAGTAACGGGAGTATATCCTACGGCAGGCTGGAAGTTGAAGTTAATAGACCCATTCGCATTATCTAAATTGACTGCGCCGCCGATTGCCGCATTAAGAATTTGAACATTTTCGCCAAAAGGATCATAAACAAGCGTTACTCCGGAATAGCCGGCTTCATTTATTTGGGAAGCCAGATTTTGACAGCGTGTAATGGTATTTAGAGCAAAAACAAGCTTAAAAACAGTATTTACCGTTTGATCGTTTTGAATTTGATTGAGCCATGCGGCGGAATCTAAAATATCTTGGTCGGCAAGAGGAAGAAGCGTTGTTACGCAATATCCGGCCGTATTTGCATGATAGATTCTATCGCAAAATTCAGTCCAAGTTTCAGCATTAACGCCTTGAGATATCTCACCCGTATCAAGCCCCAATGAAGATAACAAATTAGGAGTATTGGATGATAAAGAATCTATAATAGACTCTAAGCCTAGAGTTCCATTTTTAATAATGAATCCGCCGCTAACCGTACTATATGAAACCGTGGCGTTTTCCCATGCATCGCCAGACTCGCTATTAATTGCAACCTGAATGATATTAGCAACATCCGAATAACTATTGGCTATTGATAAATCAAAAACAATATCAGCAGATACGCCATTAAGCGATAATGTTAAATCAGCTGTTGAAAATGTTCGTAAAACGCTTAAAGCGGCAGGCTTAACGCCTTTAATAAAGGACGCTGCATAATTTTTATACCAATTAGCCACAATAACCGCATCAGTGGTTTCTCCGTCTTTAGCCAGCCTTCCGAAGTATTTTTGAACTTCGACATATTCTGGAAGATTAGAACCAAAATAAGCCTTAAACGAAGCGGCATCATTAAATCGCAAAGACGGGCTTGTTGATGGGATTAGGGGATTATTCATTGCTAAAAGCAAATGAAACTTCTCTACTGTAAAAGCCCTAGGAGCGGGAACCGCTATGATAGGGATAAATTTTGATAAGGGTAAACCGGACATTATTTTTCCTTTCGTTAAAAAATCTAATTACCAATAATTGTTGGGAAATCATCCCCTTTTGATATGACAACCTTGTCAATAATTGCACTGTCAACCACTGAATCCGGCTGTGCAATTACTGAATCAACAACAAACAACTCAACATCAAACGCGTATCTTTTTTGATACTTTTTGTTTTCAAGTAATTCTGTTAGGTTTCTAATTTCGCTTACACGCTTAATTCCCACGTCATTTCTGGTTTCTTTTTGAAGAGAATTAAGAAGAATTTGATTATGTTGTCCTGAAATATCGCAGGAATTTGGGCCATAATAATCAATTTGAATATGGTAAATCCTATTTAAATCCGACCGCAAGGCTATTGGATTATCGGCGCTTTGTGTCTGAACCTCTTGCGTCCATCCGTAATTTTGCCTGTCAAGAATTACCATAACGCCAAAATTCGTATCAAACTTCGGGAGCGGAAGCGTATCTAAGTAAGGAGAACACCATTGGAAATTAGATGGCAAAAACTTTTGAAGATAAGTATAAACATCAGCCTCAAGCATTGCTCACCTCATCTAAATAGCAAAATATCTCTCTCCATCCTGCATCGTCCGCCGGAAGTCTACCAACAACCCGGAATTTTCTATTTCCTATCGTGAAGGTGTCGGATTTAATTTGCCTCACTCTGTCTAAGTTTGTCGCATCCAGCGAGACAATCGCTCGGTAGTATTCATAATCATTGACGTTAAAGCCTAACTCAAAAATCTCCGTCGTTCCTAGAGGCTGTAGTTTTCCTAGTATAATAACGGTTTCTGATTTTTGTTCTGGTAAGGAACTTCCTGCAACCCAAGTTGTTTCGGTCTTTGTAAAAACCATCT